ATTAATTTATATATAAATTATCATCATCATGCAAATTAAATCTATCCATATGTTTCCTTTCATATTACAAATCTTCACATTTATTCCAAACATGAATAAACCTTTTTAACCATTCTCTTTGTTCATAAGTTTTAATTTCATCTGAGTACATTAATTCATCTGCACTACAAAATTCATTAATGTTATTTTTTTCTATCCAATTATCATATATTTTATTAAGTAAATTAATTGTCATAATGTTTCCTTTCGTTGAGATTAATTTCTCGTGTTTCTGCTTTTAGTTATTTTTTTTATTTATTTTCTTCTTAACATTATGGGAGAGATTTAAGGCACTCTCCCTTGACCCTTTAATATATTCAAACTCAAATAAAAGGATTATATTTTGTGCCAATGTACAAATTTTCATCTCCATTACCAGTATAGTCCATTGTAAATTTTCTTTTTTCAATAATAAAATCTATGTAACTTCCATCAGTGTTAAAGATGTTTATATTTGCTTTTTCTATATTAACCCATCTTTCGTTTCCTCCAAGTGCGATAAAAACATAAACCTTGGTTGCCTTTTTTATTAATTTTTTTAGTTCTATCTTATGCGACATTTATTTCTCCTTTTAATTATGGGAGAGATTTAAGGCACTCTCCCTTGACCTTAACCATTTAGTTAACTTTTACACATTGTTCACATACTTTTAAAGATGTTCTAAAACCTTGATATGATAGAAATAAATAATTTTCATTTTTAAGGATAGGACAAGTACAAGCATAACAATGTTGAGTTTTTTCAGCTTTTAAATATTTCATTTTTTTCTTCATTTTTTTCTTTGTTTTTTTTATAAAGATTAATTTCCCTATGGTTACTAATATAAACATTAAATCACTATTGTAAACCCCCAAAGTAAAATAAATACAAAAAAACACTTATTCAAAAAAACAATGTAATAAAATCAATAGCTTACAAAAATAATAAAATAAATGTATACATTGGTGAATGTTTACTATAATATATATATAATGAGACTACTATAAAATAATTATTAACAAACAAAATGGAGAAAAAATGAATATATTAGCAAAAAACATTAAAGACTTTGGGTGGTTAAAATTTATTGTTGCTGAAGAAGTTGGCAATGCTTTTACAGTAGAAGATAAAACACTTTTCTCAATTCCAATAATGAGTGATAACACATTATCAAAAGATGATGATGAGTTTGGCGAAGTTATTGATATGACAGAAATTCCAAAAAAAACACTTAAAAATTTACAGGATTTTTTTGGAGAATTTAAAATAAATTTATAAAAAACAAAATGGAGAAAAAAATGAAAAATTTAAAATTAATATCTACTGGTGGTGACCTTCATACAGGGGGGTTGTCAAATAAACCAACAAAAATAAATATATCTTATAAAAATAAAAAATCAGTTGATACTTTTCTAAAATATCAAACAGTCTTTCACAATAGTGCATATGATAAATCATTTCCTAATAATAAAACAAGTAAAAAAGCATTTGATAAGCTGTCAGCTTGTTTCGCTAAGTTAGTTGATTTAAAAATATTTAACAGTAAATATCATTTCAGAACTATATGGAAGTATGATTACTAAACATAATGAAGTTAACAACAAGGAGAAAAAAATGAAAATGAAAAAATATAAAAACACATTAAAATATCAGTTGGTAAATGCCATGATTGAACAAGAAAAAATCTTTGAAAAGTATGAAGGCAAAAGATGGGATTCAGAAAATGGTACTCGTCAAGTAACAACTGAACAAGGTGAAATTGTCCACAATGTATTAATTGTTTTAGATGATATCTACAATGGTTACTACAAAGATAGAACTAATCCAGAGATAGCTAAAATTTTAGAGAAAGCAAAAAACAATGATATATAACATTAAACAAATAGAAAAAAAGTTTGGCACACTTAAAAGAGATGAACTTCAATATGTGAGAACTTGTAATAGTTTAGAAAGATGGGAAACCAAACATACTATTTCTTTTAATAAATTAAAAAAATTAAAAACTCAAAAGAAAAGGTTTGAGAAAAAAATAAGTATCCTTGAATTATTAATTAAATTTGGAGGAATAAAATAATGGAAAAGTTTGAACGAACCCAATTAACAAGTTGGCAACTTCCAATAAAAAAACAGATTCAATATTACATAGATGTTGCTAAAGAATCTGGGAAAAAATTACCAAGATTTATTGCGAAGCAGATGGTCAACGAAAGTAAAAAACAAGAGATATGGATCAATGATAAATACCAAGTCAATCTTTTAAGAGGTGAGAATTGTGATCAATATATTCATATGGAAGATTTTAAAGGCAAGTGTGACTATCTATCTATAAAGACCATAGATAAAAAACCAATACATGATTGGAGAGAACTTCAACAAATAAAGAATGAATTATGTGGAGAGGATAGAGAAGCATTAGAAATTTATCCTTCAGAACATAGATTGGTAGATACTGCTAATCAATATCATCTCTGGGTAATCCCAAAAGATTTACAAATACCATTTGGTTTTACACATAGAGAAGTTATGAAAAAAGAAAAGAATGGTGGATTTAATTCTGTTGGGCAGAGAGGAGAGTAATATGAAAGACAATAAAAAAAATGAATTATTTGTTTTATGTGTAAAAGAAAAAATTGAACAAATTAATTATTATGCAATAAGTGAAACTTCTGAAGAAAAAGCAATAGAGTTTTTTAAAAGTTTAAATAAAGACCAAAACCCAAAACCAGTTAAAACGATTCTTACAAATAAATCTGGAAGAATTAAAAAAGTTTACACTACAGAAGAATTTAAAAAATTAATCAAAGAAGGATACCATTAATGAAAAACAATCAAAAACAAAAAGAATATAATGGACACAGAAGTTGGAACTCATGGAATGTTTCTCTATGGTTTAACAATGACGAAAAACTTTATAAAGAAATACAAGCATTGTTAAATAGATATGGCACAGAAAAAACAATTCAATTAATAGCATTTAAACTGGAAGGATTAAAAACACCAGATGGTGCAATATACAGCAAGATTGCTATTAAAGATGCAATTAAAGGAATGGTGGAATAATGATACAAAAAATAATTGATTCAATCGTAATTCTAGGCTTCTTTGCTTTTATTTATATAGCATTACATTTAGTGCCAATATTAAATGAGTTAGTAATAGAATTTAAAAATTAGTTTTCTCTGTAAATACTCCTATTGCCATAATTATGGGGAAAAACAATAGGAGTATTATTTACCCAAGGGGATATAACCCAGAAACAATCTAACAGAAAAAGTTTATACTTTCAATAAAATACACTTTCTATTGGCATTTTGTTTAATATATGCTACAAATTGTTATTATGCCTATACCAAAACCAATAGGAACAGAAAACGAAGAAACTTTTATGGGTAGATGTATTTCAGATTCTACAATGCAAAGTGAGTATTCAAACCAGCAAAGAATTGCAATCTGCTCCACAAGTTGGAATGAAAGGAACAAAAAAAGCATGACTGAAATACAAACTGAAATCGAAGATACTGAATTTAAATACATTGATATTCAATGTGAACTCAAAATGGAAACAGATGAAGAAAAAGGTTCTGGAAGATTTTCTGGATATGCTTCTATATTTGGAAATAAAGATTTAGGAAATGATATTATAGAAAAAGGTGCATTCGCAAAATCATTAAGAAATAAAAGCACAAAGTCAGTCAAAATGTTATATCAGCACAAAACAGATGAACCTATTGGTGTTTATAAAAAATTAGAAGAAGATGATAAAGGTTTATATGTAGAAGGGCAATTAGCTATGGGCACTCAAAGAGGTAAAGAGGTTTATGAGTTAATGAAGATGGGTGCTATTGATGGTCTTTCTATAGGATATAAAATAGATGCAAAAGGTTATGACTATGATGAACGAGGTAAAACTAGAAAATTAAAGTCAGTAGACCTTATGGAGATTTCAGCAGTTACTTTTCCTATGAATCCCAAAGCTAGGGTTCGCAAGGTAAAGAGTGGTGCAGAAAACACGATTCGTGATTGGGAAGAAATGCTACGAGATGTAGGAGGACTTTCAAGGAACGAATCTAAAATGGGTGCAAAGGCACTTACAAAGGCACTTTCTCAGCGAGATGTTGATGATGGTAAGCCAATACTATTAAACTCAATAACAAACTTAACTCAACTGATAAAAGGAGAATAACTATGTCAGAAGTTGATACTAATGAAGTTAAGTCAGCAGTTGAAGGAATTGGAAAGGCATTTGAAGAATTCAAAGCTACCAATGACAAAAAACTTGCAGACTTAGAAAAAAAAGGTTCAACTGACCCTCTTGTTGAAGAAAAACTTGTTAAAATTGAGAAGTCGTTAGATAGTTTGGAAGATATAAACCAAAAAGTAACACTTGCTCAAAAGAAACAAGAAGAATTTGATGAGAAAGTCAATAATTTTGAATCTTTATTAAAACGACCAAATGTTGGTGATTCTGTAGAGAACATTGACAAAAAAATAAACATCTTTGATAGATGGTTAAGAAAAGGTAAAGAAAACCTAGAGCCAGAGGAAGTTAAAGCATTAACTGTTTCTAACGATACTCAAGCTGGTTATCTTGCTCCACCAGAGTATGTAAGAGAATTATTAAAGACTCTTACAGAAATCTCACCTGTTCGTTCTATTGCTAGAGTCAGAGCAACTTCACAAAGAAGTGTTCAGATTCCAGTAAGAAGTGCAACATTTACTGCACAGTGGGTAGCTGAGTCTGGTACAAGAAGTGAAACTACTGGATATACAACACAACTGGAAGAAATTCCATGTCATGAAGTATATGCTTTAATTGACATTTCAGAACAAGAACTAGAAGATTCTGTTTTTGACCTTGAGTCAGAAATGCAACAAGAATTTGCTACTCAGTTTGCAAAAGCTGAAGGTTTAGCAATGACGACTGGAGATAAGATCAATAAGCCAGAAGGATTTACTGCTGGTATTACTGCATCTGTCGCTGGTGGTTCTGGTGTTGCTACAGCAGATTCTCTAGTTACTTTGGTTCATTCTTTAAAAACACCTTATAACCAAAATGCAGTTCTAGCTTTTAATAGAAGTACATTGTCAGCTATAAGAAAACTTAAAGATGGAAATAACCAATACATCTTCCAACCCGGCATGACTCTTGTTGCTGGAATGCCTAATACTATTCTTGGTGTTCCCTACGTTGAAATGCCAGATATGGCTGATGTAGGTTCATCTGCAATCTGTGTTGTGTATGGAGATTTCCGTGCTGGATATATGGTTGTTGATAGAGTAAACCTCTCTGTACTTCGTGATCCATTCACTCAATCTACTTCTGGTAATGTAAGATATGTTGCAAGAAGAAGAGTTGGTGGTCAAGTTGTACTTCCAGAGGCATTCGTTAAATATGTACCAAGCTAGGAAAGGAGCACACAATGAACTTTGATTTAGGAAATAATATTGCTGTTGCACTTAGCTTAAAGTCTGCTGTAACAACTGCTAGTGGCAATGGCACTGGTGTTGATTTACAAGGCTATAAAAGTGCAGTTTGTTTAGCTACAGTTGGTGCAGAAGGAGATACTTTATCTTCATCTGTATTCTTTGAATTTCGACTAGAGCATTCAGACGATAACTCAACATTTACTGCTGTTTCTTCGGCTGATGTTACTAATGGAGAAATCCAAGGTAGTAATGGAAACTGGTGGAAACTAGATGGTACTGCTGGAGGAAATCCAGATAGTGCAGGTGCAGTAAACCAAATAGGATATATTGGTGGTAAAAGATATATCAGAGGTGTAATCCATAAGACTGGAACACACTCTTCTGGTACACCATTAGGTATTACAATCATTAAAGGGAATGCAATTCATTCTTCTTCTAATGTTTTAACACCTCATACTGCTTAATAGACTAAACGAGGGGGTGTAAAAACCCCCTTTTTTATAGGAGAACACAATGCCATATAAAATGATTTCAATAGGAACTGGGATAAATGACCCATTAGGTGTAAGCACAAGAACTTATACGATTGATGAAGAAATACCAAATACTCCAGAGTGGGTAGATACAGTTGGTAAAAATTTTGTTAGAACTGGTCAAGCAATAGAGATTCAAGGAAATGAACCAATACCAATGATTAAAAACGAAATTAACGATACACCTTCAGATACAGAGCCTAGAGAAGAAAAACAATCAAAAAAATCTAAACATATTTTTTCAAAGTAGGAGATAACAATGTCAAGAGGATTAACAAGTGGTTTCTTGACAGAATTATCTGCTTCCTCTTTAAAACCTTTTCTTGCTATGAAAGC